CGGAGTCATAGACCCATCCTTGACAAACAGCAAGACCGGAACTGGTGAGTTCGTTGGCAACAAGCACAGTTATGGTTGGTGGTTCACACCACCGGACATCGGCACCAAGGTGCTCTGCGTGTTCGTCGAGGGAGATCCCAATCAGGGATACTACATAGCATGCCTACCCAGTCCAGGCCTGGGACACATGGTTCCCGGCATCGGTTCATCAACCAAGTATGTCAAGAGTGCGGGACAACAGAATTATCTCTCCGGTGCCAGCCAGATACCCGTGACGGAGATCAATGATCTCAATCCAGCCATATTGGAGTCACCCAGATTTTATGACGAGAGCAAACCGGTACATGACGTGTTGGCAATGGAACTGTTCCAACAGGGACTGATAACCGACAACATACGAGGTCCCATAACATCAACAAGCCAGAGGGAATCTCCCAGCAAGGTGTTCGGGGTAAGCACTCCGGGCAAACCCATATATGCCGGTGGACTGAGAGAAGAACAGGTCAAGGCACAGTTGGAAGCTGGTGACATAACATACGATCAGATAAAAGTCATTGGACGCAACGGCGGACACAGCCTGGTATTGGATGATGGTGATCTCACGGGCAAGGACCAGTTAATTAGGATCAGGACTGCCAAGGGACATCAGATCACGATGAGTGACGACGGTGACGCATTCTACATAGTACATGCCAATGGACAATCCTGGATCGAGTTAGGTAAGGAAGGCACTGTTGACGTGTTCTCCACTAACTCCGTGAACGTGAGGACACAGGGTAGCATAAACCTACATGCCGATAAGGACGTCAATATATCAGCAGGCATGAAGCTCAACTTATACGCGAAGCAGGAAGCCAACTTGGAATCCCTGGTCGTTAATCAGAGGGCAGATACTGAATTAAACTTATACAGCAAGGCTAAAATCTCTGCGAAGAGCAACGGAACCATTTCACTTCAGGCAGACAAGACAACCAGCGTAGATGGGGGAGAGGGATTACAGCTCGAGGGAGGATGTATAAATCTCAACGGTGGGGGAGCATTACCCGCCAAGACAGTGCCCGCGATACGTAAGAACAAGTTGCCCGACACCAAGTTCAACGATGCGACAGGGTGGCAGGTCGAGAGCAGTAAGTTAGAAACCATAACCACGAGAGCACCAACTCATGAACCTTATCCATATCATGGATTAGGTGTCGAGAACTCAGCGAGCCTTGGAACAACACCAGTATCGACGGCACCCACGAAGACACAGACAAAATTGGATCAGGCACAGGCCCTAACACCCGATGGATTGACCTTGGACCAATTTACAGCCCAGACACGGGTGGACAAGGGTGTGGCTAATTTGAATGCCGATCAGACTACTGGCATGATGGCACAGTTGAGCAAGGAAACATCACAGAACTATAACGAGTTCTCAGTTGACAAGGGCATAGGTAAGTTCGGTGTCAGCCCGCAACAGTTGGAAGAAACGGGTTACCTCAAACCAGGTACGGTAAGTAATTTCTTACAAAATCCAAATAACACATCAACCGATCTGTTAGGCAACACCAGGACAGACTATGAGAAGGTGTTATCCAATACCAATGTATGGACGAACAAGGGAGGAGCCACTAACCTAACTGAGTTCTTAAGCTCAGAAAGCACACAGGATACTGTAATACAGGATATTTATAAGACTGATCTCAGCAAGTTGAAGGCAAATGGCGTGTTGCGTGGCACCGAAAATCCGGCAGATGTGGCAGGCATGTTAAATGCCAGCGCCAAGCACGGCAGTGCCAATGTAATAGCATGGACCAACAACAGCGGCAATCTCAACACGGCGGCGGCAAATAGCATAAGCCAGACTGTGAGGAACGGGCAGTATGCGACCAAGTTCGTTGACAGCAAGATCACTCCAGACCTGAGTGGATTCAGCAATCCCGGAGGATTCGCGAACACCACACAGAGAACGGGTGTTGATCAAGCGGCGAACAGCCTGGTATCCAGCCTCAAGGTAAACTTACCAAAATACTGATAGATAAATATTAACATGGCTACATACATCGGATTTAATACCATTGGCAGGAAGAGGAAGTTCACAATGACTGACACAGATCTAGTCATACGTGACGTCCTCAACAGCCTGATGATTAGAAAGGGCGAGAAGTTAGGACGTCCGGGGCTTGGCACGGATCTATGGGGGATAGTCTTTGAAACATTAAATGATCAGATGGTCAAGGATCTACAACAAGAGCTAAGAGACACCATAGAGCAGGATCCGCGTGTTAGATTCGAAGACGCACAGGCCTATACACAACCAAACGGACTGCTAGTTGAGCTGTTCATAACAATACTTCCAACGTCACAACAACAACGATTGAACCTATTCTTCGATCAAACCACACAACAAGTCAGCTTGGCTTAATATCTTCACTTTAATTTATAAAGTACGCAGTTATCTAAGGTGATAAATACTGGATAACAGAGAGATACTATGGCTAAGACTACCAGACAGACAGCAATATTTGGAGCGGAAGATTGGAGGCGACTCTATCAAACCTTCCGTGAGGCAGACCTTCAGAGCTATGACTACGAGACCTTACGTAAGTCCATGGTTGACTATCTCAGGTTGTACTATCCTGAGACTTTCAACGATTACATAGAGTCATCGGAGTTCATCGCCCTTCTCGATCTCATGGCATTCATGGGACAGGGCCTGTCCTTCCGCAATGACTTAAACACCAGAGAAAACTTCCTGGGTACTGCTGAACGTAGAGATTCAGTGGTCAAGTTGGCAGAGCTCGTGGGATACACTCCCAAGCGTAACACCAATGGTGAAGGATACCTCAAGATAACCTCCATTAGCACGACCGAATCAGTGATAGACTACAACGGATTTAATCTGGGAGGATTGACAGTCAACTGGAACGATGCCACTAACGTTGATTGGTATGAGCAATTCACTAGCATAATGAATGCGGCGTTTGTGTCAAGCCAGCGTGTGGGCAGATCGGGCAATAGCCAAGAAATATTGGGTGTCACCACTGACGAATATGAATTTAACGTGGCCGCTGGCTACATACCTGTGATCCCCTTCCAAGCAGAAGTTGATGGACTGAACATGTCTTTTGAGGTAGTGTCAGCGACATCATCAGGACAGACATATCTATATGAACCAGCGCCACAGACCAATGGGCAGATGAATGTGTTATATCGCAATGACAAATTAGGGTATGGCAGTGCGAACACTGGTTTCTTCTTTCTCTTTAAGCAAGGTAATCTAATCAACCAAGACTTTACAGTCCAGGAGAGGATACCTAACAGGGTGGTTGAGCTGAACATAGATGGCATCAACAACACTGACGTATGGTTATTCGAGGTAGAAAATGATGGCAGGAATCTGACTGAATGGAAAAAGGTTGATGATATCTATGCCGTGGGAGCAACACCGTCGACGAACAATCAACTGAGAAAGGTCTTCTCAGTAAAATCAAGGGGGAACGATCAGATCGGGCTAGTGTTTGGTGACGGGGTGTTTTCAAAAGTACCAGTGGGCACTTTCAGGACCTTCGTGAGATCGTCAAACGGATTAGAGTATGTGATAAACCCAGATGAGTTACAGAACGTGCAGGTGTCGTTGCCATATGTCAGCAAGACAGGACGCAACGAATCATTGACATTTACCCTGAGCCTACAACAACCGATAACTAATCCAAAGGCAAGAGAGGCACTAGATGAGATCAGAACACGAGCACCATCAAGTTTCTACACGCAGAACAGGATGGTCAACGGTGAGGACTATAATAACTTCCCTTATACACAATTCACTTCGATACTGAAGTCGAAGGCTGTGGGAAGATCAAGCATCGGTCTATCAAGATACCTTGACCTATTGGATCCAACGGGCAAATATTCTAGCACGAATACATTCTGTGCGGATGGAATGATGTATAGGACCTATGAGGATCCAAATTTCACGTTCACGTTCGTTGACACCAATGACATCTCAAACGTGTTAGTGAACCAACTCGAGCCAGTGTTGGCATCCAGGGCATTCTCACACTTCTATCATGACAAGTTCGTGAGACCTAGCCTGACCAGCATCGACATATTATGGCAACAGTCCACTAGCTCAACCAATCAGGCGACAGGATATTTCAAGAATAGCCTTGACAACACAGTGTCAGTCGGAACTACGGCATCAAATAATGCAAAATATATTGCTCAGGGAAGCCTAGTTAAGTTCGAGCCTCCCACAGGATATTTCTTTGACTCAAACAATAGACTAAAGGCAGGTACTCCGACACTACCTAATGAAAAATTAGTGTTATGGTCGACGGTATCTGCGTTGACATTGGATGGTACCAATTTTGGCAACGGTAACCTTAGTGACGGATCAGGCCCTGTAACACTAAACCAATTCGTACCAACGGGAGCGATACCTACACAGGTGATAGCCAAGTTGGTAACAGACCTACCTACCAGCATCGAGGCATCAATGATCGAGCAGGTGGAACTATACAGAGACTTTGGTATTGGTTATGACAACACGACATCATCATGGTATGTGATAACAGCAGACAACCTTAATACAAATGCCGCTTGGTCAACATCATATGCCAAGAACACTGACAGATTACAGCGTGACGCGAGCTGGTTGGTACAGTTCACGACGGATGGCGAGACATACACGGTAAAATACAGGAATCTAAATTATTATTTTGCCAGCGTACAGGAAAATAGGTTCATCTACGACAGCAGTGACAAGATATTTGACCCCAAGACCGGCAGGACTGTGAATGACTATGTCAACGTGCTGAAGATGAACAGCCAGCCTGACTCAAATGCCAGCTTCACCACAGACATGAAATTAGACATCATCGGACAGGAAGTGGAAACAGACGGCTTCATTGACAACTTCAAGGTATTGGTAAGTTATGCAGACAGCGACAGCGATGGTGTTGCAGATGATCCAGATGTGTTCACAGAGATAGTGGCACCCACGGTTAACGCATCAGGCAAGGTCGTGTTCCTAGAGAAAACAACAGACTTTGACAATTTAGAAAGATACTTACCGGTAGCATCGGGTGTGATCAACACACTCTATGCTGATTTAGATGCTATAGAACTAGCAAAGACAGAATATCTAAACGGTCAGGTGTTTTATGGTACCACAGATAAGAAATTTTACAAGTTAACAGTGGTTGGAACCACATATACATTGGCGGTAACGACAGATTACATATACAGAACGGGCAGGCAGGACATATATTTCCAATACAGGCACAACTCATCAAACAACAAGAGGGTGGATCCTGGAATCACTAACATCGTTGACATGTTCCTAGTGACCAGCTCATACTACACGTCATATCAGAACTGGATTAAAGATACAACGAACACAGTGCCCAGACCAGAGGTTCCGACCATTGATGAGCTGGCTGTGAGTTATAGCACGTTAAACCAGTACAAGATGATCAGTGACAATATGATACTCAACTCAGTGAGCTTCAAACCGTTATTTGGTAACAAGGCGGCACTGGAGTTACAGGGCAGGATCAAGGTCATTAGATATTCAGACACTGTGACATCAACCAGCGAGATCAAATCGCGTGTGGTTGAGTCATTGAATGAGTTTTTTACCATTGACAAATGGGATTTCGGAGACACATTCTATTTCTCAGAACTGAGTGCCTACCTACACGATCAGTTGGGCGACATAGTGTCATCAGTCGTGCTGGTACCAAATGATCCTGAGAAGAGCTTTGGTGATCTATATGAGATCAGATCAGCACCAAACGAGATATTCGTCAATGCGGCAACGGTCAATGACATCGAGGTCGTGGACGCACTGACACCTAGCGTATTAAGAACAGCATCAAATAGTGGGATTGTTTAATGGCAACTAGAATTAGAACGGTAGATCTACTACCTGAGATATTTAGAACCGAGACCAACAAGAAGTTCCTCGCGGCTACCTTGGATCAAATGATCCAACCCTCGAAACTCAGGAGGGTACAGGGCTACATAGGAAAGCGTTACGGAATCGGTGTTGATCAAAATGACAAGTACGTCATTGAACCCGACAAGGAAAGGACAGACTATCAGTTAGAGCCCACGGTAGTGTACAAGACAGCCGGAACACAGAAAACTAAGGACCTGTTGACCTACCCGGGATTGATAGATGCTCTGAATGTCAACGATGCTATCACTGACAGGCACGATAGGTTATTCTCAAGCGATTACTACACATGGGATCCACTCGTGGATTATGACAAGTTCATCAACTTTGGACAATACTATTGGTTGAGTTCAGGACCTGACCCTGTCGACGTACAGGCAACGGAAGTAGCAGTCACTGATGACTTTGATGTAACTAGAACCGGTGACGGTTACACACTGAGCGGGACATCCGGCGATAATCCAACACTGACCTTGGCAAGGGGCGGCAATTATACATTTAATGTCGCACAAACAGGTAATCCCTTCTGGATCCAGAGCAATCCAGGAACCAGCGGGGTAGTTCCTGGACAAGAGAACATCTCCAGCCGTGAGGTATTCGGTGTTTCCAATAACGGTGACGACAACGGTACCATACAGTTCAACGTACCCTTGGCTGACGCACAGAGTTTTTATTACGGACTGACAGATCTAGGCACAGTCGATCTAGCAACGACCTTGAGATTTGATGAGATCAACAATCAATTCGTTGATGTATTCCTCGACGCCACAGATGGCATAGACGAGATCAGGGACTTGGATGGAAGAACAATAATCTTCTTAAACAGGAACACACAATCCGATCCGGCAAACAGTGGCTGGAGATACTCAGACAGATTTGACACCGATGGGGTCAATTACGACACCTCCGGATTTGACGTGGAAACAGAGATAACCAGTCAGGACGAGAGGTACTCGGTATGGCAGATACAGTTCTTCACTGACACCAGTAGCACACGTCCGTACATGAAGTTGAGGAGAGTCAAGGACACGGCCAATCTCAATAAGATAGAGGTAGAATACGGAACAGTGTCAGCATCGAGGTCTTATTACAGGACCGCAGAAGGTTTCTGGGAACTGATCCCTCCACTGACAGCCGTCAAGGATACCCTATACTATCAGGATGCCAATGACAGCACCAAGTTCGGCGTGATCAAACTTGTAGACGAAACCACTAAGGATTTATTATTCGTTACTGATGACATCCTAGGCAAGAAGACTTATACTTCTCCCAATGGTGTCGTATTCACAAACGGGATGAAGATAAAGTTCCGTGGCAATACAGAACCTAGCACGTATCAGGACGGCGAGTACTACATCGAGGGAGTGGGTACATCCATCAAACTATTGCCCACGAGTGATTATAAGACACCAGAGACATATACCAAGTCAGAGACACAGCCCTTTGACGTGTACGGATACGATTCAACTCCCTTTGACGAGAGCCTGAACGCACCACAGGAGTTAGACTATTTTACCGTGAACAAGGCAAGTCCGGATAGGAATGCTTGGAGTCGAAGCAACAGATGGACACACGTAGATGTCATCAATAAGACAGCCGAATACAACAAGACAACTGCTCTGTTAGATCAGGACAAGAGAGCCAAGCGACCTATTCTTGAATTTAAGGCCGGATTGAGACTTTTTGATCATGGAACAAACTCACTGGGCGATATCAACATTGTTGATGACAGAGAGACGGACGCACTGTCAAACGTCAACGGCAAGACTGGATACAGCATTGATGGTTACACACTTGTAACAGGTAGCAAGATCATCTTCACGAAAGACACAGACCCTGAGGTACGCAACAAGATCTATCAGGTAGAACTGATTGATGAGGACGGTGTCAACTCAACAGCCAGGATCATCAACCTCACAAAGGTCAGCGACGTTGCCACGGATGACGTGGTCTATCAATTGAGTGGAGCCAAGGGTCAGGGCAAGTCCTGGAGATATGATGGCACGGCATGGCAGGAAACGCAACAGAAGACAGCGATAAATCAGGCTCCGTTGTTTGACGTATTTGACAAGAAAGGACGTAGCCTGGGAGATGGTACATACTATCCATCAACCAACTTCAAGGGAACTAAATTGTTCTCATACGCACCAGGTTCAGGTTCCGCCGACACGGAGCTCGGCATCAGGCTGAAGTATCAAACGATCAATAACGTGGGTGACATAGTATTTGATAACAACCTAGAGAAGGACACCTTCATATACACTGCTGATTCCGTGTCAACGACTGTGAACATCAGCACCGGTTTCGTACGCAATTACTCGGATAGGACGACCTTCACTAAGGAAATAGGATGGAAGAAGCACGTCAACAAGTCAACGCAATATCAGATTCTGACCTTTACCTACTCTGGTGTTCCGCTAGTAGCGGACATACCGGCTAAGTTATCAGAAGACATACCTGTGGTCGTGTACGTCGACAATGTGTTCCAGGAAACGTCCAGATACTCATACACGGTGTCAGCCACACAGACCACCATAACGTTTGGCAGTGCCTACGAGCCGGCCACGGACTCCAACGTAACCGTTAAGATACAGAGTGATAAGACCAGCCAATTCGGATACTATGAGATACCAACGAACTTAGAGAACAATGCTCTCAATGGAACGTTCACAGATGTCACATTGGGCACCGTTCGAAATCACTACATTGATCTAGCACAGAATCTAACAGACCTGACAGGAAAGATTTTTGGTAGTAACAACTCGAGAGACTTAGGTGATATAGTACCATATGGAAGTAAGATAGCACAGCAAAGCTCACCTTTACATCTAGCGTCCACTTTTGTCAGAGACAGCAACATCAATTTCTTCAACTCGTTGGATTATTCCTCACGTGAATATGAGAAATATAAAGGTAAACTATTAGACGCACTGGCTAAGAATGACTTCCAAGGCACGATAGCGGAACAATTAGACAATGCATTGTCTTTCGTAAACAATGGCAGGCAGAACAGTGAATCATTCTATTGGTCAGACATGATCCCTTGTGGACAGGTATTCTCAGAAACCAAGTACACCATAACAGCGATCGATGATGACATATTTGATCTATCAACGACATATGATTTTACCAAGGCAAATTACCTAGGGTTGACTGTCTATGTGAATGATGTACAGTTGATCAAGGGGTATGATTACACGGTAGCATCAGATGCTCCGAGAATGACCATATCAGCGACGCTGAACGTTGGTGATGTTGTCAAGATCAGGGAATATACCAGTACCGCTGGAAGTTTCATACCGTCAACACCGACTAAGTTGGGACTCTACAACAAGTTTAAGCCCGAGAAGATAACAGATGACAGTTACGTAGAGGCACAGGATGTCATAGTGGGTCATGATGGTAGCAAGACGATAGCCTTTGGCGACAACAGAGATGACATACTATTAGAATTCGAAAAACGCATATACAACAACATCAAGTGGATTGGTGACATCCCCTTGTGTCTACAGGACGTGGCACCAGGCAAGTTCAGGACAACAGACTATTTGAGTGCGGAGATCACAGAAC